ATTTTGTATTAAGAACTAGTTTCTTTACAGAAACTCTATATTAGTAGTCTCTTAAAAGTACCTAGTGTAGTGTCTGTCTTAAGATAAGGAAAATAGATAATGAAAATTTTAGGTTGGGTTAAGGAAACTTGGTTAGGTCTTTTAGTAATTGGTATTTGTCTCTTAGTATTTTAATATAAAAATGTTATCTAAGGCAATTACTAAAGATGCATCTAGTTTTGATATATCTTCTTTACCTGAAACTATTCTAGTTTCTAAAAAGAATTTAGAGAAAACTAAAAAGATTACTACAGAAGAGTATCGTCTTAGGCACGATCCTCGTTATCGTAATCGGTATTCTGATACTAAGAAGATGGAAGTTGTTTGTTGTTTCGCAGTGTGTGGGAACTCCAAACAAGCTTCTGAGATTACAAAGGTGCCAGAGGCAACTATCCGTACTTGGAAACAAACAGAGTGGTGGTATGAAATCCTTTCTCGTATTCAAGCTGAGGAAGACGAGGAGTTAGATACCAAGTTAACTAAACTCTTGAATAAAGCAGTAGCTCATGTTAATGATAGACTAGATGAGGGGGATTGGGTATACAATGCCAAGCTCGACAAACTTATTCGTAAACCTATTAATGCTAAAGATGCTGCTATCGTTACCGCTATTACTATTGATAAGCGACAACTCCTTCGTGGACAGCCCACTTCCCGAGTGGAAAAGGTTAGCCAATCCGAACGACTTACAAAACTTGCGGAACAATTCGCCAAATTCTCTTTGGCAAAAGAAGTTTCCTCAACTGCTGAATTGGTAGAAATAGAAGAAGAGGTGGTATCTGAGGAAGAGGTAGAAGAAGTTACAATCAATGAGTTGTTCTCAGAATAATGTTAGATGAGAATATTATTGAGGGCTTCGTTGCAAGTCTTCTCCTTGGCAAGTTCGATGGTGCTACTACAATACCAAAAGTACACAAGGAGTGGTGGAAACTCTGCACTTCTGAGGATAAACTTATTGCCATAGCTGCTCCGCGAGGTCATGCCAAAAGCACAGCGATTACCCTTTCTTTCTTACTCGCGTCCGTCTTATTTAAGCAATCTAAATTTGTAATTTTAGTATCCGATACTGAAACACAAGCATCCCTCTTCCTGGGGGATATAACATCTGAACTTTCTGAGAACGAAGATTTAAAGTCTTTGTTTGGTCTTAAGAAGTTTCTTAAACTATCTGCTACAGACATCATTGTAGAGATGGAAGATGGAAGTAGATTTCGTATTATCGCTAAGGGTGCAGAACAAAAACTACGTGGCCTTAAGTGGGGTAATAAACGCCCTGATTTAATCATCTGTCATAAAGAGGACACAGATATTTACACGCCGGAAACTGGCTGGATAAAGAATCAAGATTACCCAAATGCAAAAATTGTATCTAGTGAAGTTTATGAAGTAGAGTTTGAAGATGGTATCAAAGAGATAGTTAGCTCAGACCATAGATATTTTATAGAGGGGTATGGATGGAAGTTTCCTTGGCAGATGAAATCAAACGAGAACGTCATAGAGAATCTAACAGACGATATAATGAACTCCATCCTGAGCGCAGAAAAGAACAAAACAAAGCATACAACGCAAATCCAAAAACTAAAGAACGGTTTCAAAAGTGGGTTGCAAATAATCTTGATGCTTATAATAATTCAAGGGCGCAATGGTCGAAAGATAATCCCGCAAAGGTTAAAGCAAATACTGAGAAATACCGTAGGGAACATCCTGGCTGGATGGCTGCTCAATGTGCAAAACGTAGGGCAAAGAAGTTGAGTGCTACTCCTAAGTGGGTAGACAAAGAAGAACTCTTTCTTATAGAAGAAGCATACTACTTAGCTAGAATTAGAACTGATCTTTTTGGTTTTCCTTGGGATGTGGATCACATCATTCCTTTACAGGGAAAGACTGTTTGTGGTTTGCATACCCTTGCTAATCTACAGGTAATACCAAGTTCTTCCAATTATAGTAAAGGAAACAGCTTTGAGGGTTAAGTCTGTTACTCGCCTTGAGGAGGGGGCAAATGTCGTCACTGTTAGAACGCAAGGCGGATGGTATAAAACCAAAGCCGGAATGTCCCACAACTGTGACGACCTTTAGCTGGAGAATGAAGAGGCTGTTGCTAGTTCGGAAAGACGCGAGAAATTCCGTAGATGGTTTAATGCTGCTCTTGTTCCTGCTTTAGCACAACATGGCAGACTCATCATAGTCGGTACTATTCTTCACATGGATAGTTGGCTTGAAAGGTTAATGCCAGATACAGCGGCTAAGACCACTGTTGAGGAGGGGTTAAAACTCTACTCTATAAAGAAGTCAATGTGGAGAGCAGTTAAGTATCGTGCGCATAACCAGGACTTCAGCCAGATACTCTGGGCAGAGAGATTCTCAAGAGAGTCTTTACAAGTAAAACGGCAATGGTATATAGACCAGGGATTACCAGATGTATATTCCCAAGAGTACCTTAATTATCCAATAGATGAAAGTTCAGCTTACTTTAAACGGGATGACTTCTTACCTTTTACTCTAGATGACTACGAAGAGAAACTTAACTATTATTCAGCGGTTGATTTCGCTATATCTACAAGAGAAGGTTCTGATTTCACTGTTATTGCTACCACTGGTGTTGCCTCTAGTGGTGATCTACTTGTTGTAGACATTCGTAGAGGAAGATGGGATTCTGCTGAAATTATAGAGCAGATGTTTACAGTTCATACTAAGTATAAACCTGAGTTGTTTATTGTGGAACAAGGGGCTATTCAGAAGAGTATAGGACCATTCCTACAGAAAGAGATGATGCAGAGGGGAAAGTTTATTAACTTATATCCTCTTGTTCCTACCAAAGACAAACAATCACGAGCAAGATCATTGCAGGCCCGTATGCGAGCAGGGGGAATACGTTATGATAAAGATAAACTATGGTATCCTATACTTGAAGACGAAATGGCAAGATTTCCTAAAGACCGCCATGATGACCAAGTTGATGCACTTTCTTGGATTGGATTAACTCTAGATAAGTTTATAGAAGCCTCAACTCCACAAGAAGATGCAGATGAGGAGTATAACAACATGATTAACGACTCAACTGAACAACAAGGCCGAAGCCGGTATACAGGATACTAATACATGGAATTAGATGCTAAACTAGACCTTAAAAAAGTAGTTAAAAGCAAGAATATTGCTGATATGCTGGATGAGGGGGACCTTGCTAAAATTGCTAGTCTTGTTCACGATGAGTGGTTTATAGACCAGACCTCTCGTTATGATTGGGAGAATAAGACAGCGGAAGCAATGAAGTTGGCACTTCAGGTTATGGAAGAGAAATCCTTTCCCTGGGCTGGTGCATCTAATGTCAAGTTCCCTTTAGTAACTATTGCTGCTTTACAGTATTCTGCAAGAGCATATCCTGCCTTGATTCCAGACAGTGAGGTAGTTAAAATGCGGGTAGTAGCAGAGAACGATGATTCTGGTGCTGCTCAGGCTAGGGCCGATAGGGTTGAGGATTATATGTCCTTCCAACTTCTAGAAGAGGATGAAGATTGGGAAGAGCATATGGATAAGATGCTCATCTCACAGGCCATCGTAGGTTGTGCTTTTAAGAAAACCTACTTTGATCCTATATTAGGTCATAATGAATCTGAACATATTCTTGCTAAAGATTTATATATTCCCTACTTCGCAAAATCACTCGATTGTGCTTCTCGTATTACTCAAATCTTATACTACTCTAAAAATGAACTTCTTGAGAAACAGAGACGTGGTTTATTTCTAGAATGTAAATTTCACCAGCCAGAAGTCAGTCTTGATGATCCCATTCAACAAGCAGAGGAAGATGCACAGGGGGTTATCGCTCCTTCTAATGATCTTTCTGCTCCATATGAACTCCTTGAACAGCACAGATATATTGATTTAGATGGTGATGGGTATGAGGAACCGTACATAGTAACAATTAAAAAGGATACTAAGGAGTTACTAAGAATTGTTGCAAGATTTACTTCTGGTAATATTCAAACTAATAAAGATAAAGAAATTATCTATATTAAACCAGATCAATACTTTACTAAGTTTTCCTTTATTCCTAGTCCAGATGGAGGTATTTACGATCTGGGATTTGGGGTGTTACTTGGGCCTCTTAATGAGTCTATTAATACTATTCTTAATCAACTGGTGGATGCCGGTACTCTCTCTAACACCGCTGGTGGTTTTCTTGGGCGTGGGGTCAAGTTTCGTTCTGGTGATAATAATTTCAGACCATTTGAATGGAAGAGAGTTGACTCGACGGGAGATGATCTTAAAAAGGGTATCTTTCCTCTGCCTGTACGGGAACCTAGCAATGTACTTTTTCAACTATTAAATCTTTTAATAGACTATGGTAACAGAATTGGGATGGCAACAGACCCAATGGTGGGGGAAAACCCAGGACAAAATACACCAGCAGAAACCTCTCGTAACATGATTTCCGAAGGAAAACGAATCTTTAATGCTGTCTATAAGCGTACTTATAGAGGTCTTAAGGAGGAGTTCAGAAAACTATATCATCTCAATAGTATTTATCTTAACACCACTCATAACTATTATTCTCTACTTACAGGGCAATCTGCAAAGGTTATGCAAGCAGACTTCTCTGGAGAAGGCAAAGATGTGGTTCCAGCAGCAGACCCTAGTATGATAAGTGATGAGGAGAAGATGCAATCTGCACAAATGGTGCTAGGTCGTTCTGATGCCTCTCCCTTGTATAATAAATATCAAGTGGAGCGTAATTTTCTTAAAGCAATGAAAGTTCAGGATATTGATTCTATCTTAAATAAAGTTCCACCACAACCACAACCTGATCCTAAGATTGCTGTCGAGACAATGAAGATTGCTCAAGAAGATAAGAAACTTAAACAAGATATTATATTTAAGATACAGCAATTGCAACAAGAAACTAAATATCTTGAAGCAGAGATTCTACAGAAGGAAGCACAAGCTGCCCTTATGTTAGCACAATCCAAGGGTGTAGAAACAGGTCATCAAGTTGCAGCTATGCAAACCGCTGCTGCTTTGTTGAAGCAGAAACACGAGGGTACATTAGAATCTTTGAGGTTCTTACAAGAACTTTCTCAAATGAGTTTTGATAACCAGCATAAAACTGCACAATTGAAATTAGATAATGCAACAGCAGAAGCACCTGAATCACCAGTAGAGGATCAGAGCCAAGGAGAAGAGAATGATACAAGCGGGGGAATGGCAGGAGTGGCAGACCCATCCGGTAACAGTGGAATGGTACAAGTTCCTGGACAGTCTTAAAAAGGAATTACAAGAAGAGTGGAGTAAGAGTATTTATGTTGGAGAGACAGGTGATGAGACTCTACAGCGTAATGCAGCAGCAATAGGGCAAGTGCAATTAATAGATAAACTTAAAGAAGCAACAGTAGAAAATGTGACTGAGGAAAACTATGAATATAGAGAATAAAAGTGGGATTACCCCAGTAGGCCTATCAGTTTTAGTCCTACCAGATCAAGTAGAAGAAAAGAGTACTGGTGGTATTATAGTAGCAACTACTACTGAGTTAGATAGGTTTCAAATGGCGCAAACAGATGCTCAAGTGATAGCAATTGGTCCCTTGGCCTGGCATGATGAACCTTCTCCAAGGTGTAAAGTAGGGGATAGAGTTATTATCGCTAAATACACAGGAATGGTTAGACAAGGTAATGATGATTTAAAGTATCGGTTGGTATTAGATTCCGATATTGTTGCTCTCTTAGAGAAGGAATAAGAAAATGGCTGAAGATAATGATAATAATGATGTTGTAGTACAACAAGAGACAGAAGCAAAGCAATTTGGTTGGGTCCCAAAGGAAGAATTTAAGGGAGAAGAGGCTGAATGGCGAGATGCAGATACTTTTCTGCGTAGAGGTAAGGAAATTAATGGTTTCTTGCGTAAGGATTTAGAGAAAATCCAACGAACTTTGCAGAGTAAGGATGCAGAAATTGCAGAAATTCGCTCTACAATGGAAGATTTCCGCAAATATCATAATGAAACTGAGCAAAGGGCATATAAACGTGCTATTGAAGACCTAAAACAGGAAAAAAGTGCAGCAATTGCACAGGGAGATGGGGATAAAGTAGTTCTTTTAGATGAACAAATAGATACTTTAAAGGAAGCACAAGCAAAACCTCAAGTAACTACTAACCAACCTACACCAGACCCTAAATTTGCCGCAGAATTTCAGACTTGGCAAGAAGAAAATAGTAATTGGTGGCAGAAGGATATGGAACTTACCGAATTAGCAGTTGACTTTGGTGAGATTCTAAAGAAGAAGAATCCTAATATGTTAGGTAAAGTATTTCTTGATGAGGTACTTAAGAAAGTTAAGAGTATTCATCCAGATAAGTTTGAGAACCCTAATCGTCAGAATTCAGCAGTAGGGAGTAGTTCTCAAGGTGGTGGTTCTCTAGGAAAGAAGAAGAAGAGTTATGATAATCTTCCTCCAGAAGCTAAGAAAGCTTGTGACAAGTTCACTAAGCAGAAATTAATGACAGAGGCCCAATACGTGGCCGATTATGATTGGGAGTAGAGAAAATGGTCTTTCAAAAGAAAAATGTAACTATTGAAAAAGAGGTAGTACAAGAAACTAAACAGGTAGAAAAGGTATCACAACTCAAGCCTCGCAATAAAAGAAAATCCTTTGGGTCCGCACAACTTAAACTACAGGTAGACCAGACTATTGATGGCTTCCATATACGTTGGGTTAATGATGAACCAGGAAGATTGCAATATGCACAAGATTGTGGATACTCTTTTGTAGAACCAGAAGAAGTAAAGTGGGAAGCCAATAAAGAAAGTAGAATAAAGGTATTGGCAGGAACACAAAAAGATAAAATAACTCCTATGTATACATACTTGATGAAACTTCCTATGGAATATTATCTTGAAGATAAGAAATTATATATGGAGAAAAACAAGCAATTTGAAGATGCTATCCGAGGGGGCAAGTTAGATCGTGAACCTGGTGATGGCAGATATATCCCTTCTGGGGGTATATCATACAAACCGTAATTAATGTAAAGGAATAAAGAATGGCTAACGTAAACGCCCCTAAAGGCTTTTCTCCAGTCAAATCATTGATAGGTGGTGCTTTCCCAGGACAAGGTAATCTATATTACATTGCTTCTGACGGAACCAACACTTATGCAATTGGTGACGTGGTGATGAGTGCTGGTGGTGCTGATGCCAATGGTGTACGACAAGTAACAAAGTGGGCTGGTGCAACTACCACGTCTGCTTTGCCCTTGGGTATTATCACTGGTTTTGCAACTCCTCCAGGTGGAACCGCTCTACAAGGTGCCCCACTTTCCCTAGAAAAACTCTATCTAGGTCTTAGTGCTGGTGCTCAATATGTATATGTTTGTGATGATCCTAATGTGGTATTTGAAGCACAGTTCGATAGTACGGCTATTACTACTACGACTATTGCTGGCAATGCCGCTGTAACGATTGTAGCAGATAATACCGCAACTCTGTCCGAAGCAGCACCTTTGTCAAAAATCGTGCTTACGTCTCCGGCTGTAACTGCAACGCTCCCTATTCGTTTGTTGGGTGCTGTACAGGTACAAAACAATGTGGTTGGTGCCTACGTTAAAGTCTGGTGCAAGTGGAATTACCATGAAAATGGTGTTACTGCTGGTGCATCCGGTACTGTCGTTGGCTACTTAGCACCCTAATGACTAAAGGAGAATAATGATGGCTGGTATAATTATGACCTCAAACCATCCCAAGGCTCTTTGGCCTGGGGTGAAAGCTTGGTGGGGTAAGTCGTATCAAGATCACCAAACTGAGTACACTGATTTATTTGATACTTTCTCGTCTGAAAAGGCTTATGAAGAAGATGTGCAAATCGTAGGATTTGGCTTGGCACCTGTTAAGGCCCAAGGCGCTGCGGTTACATATGATTCTGAAGTTCAAGGCCCAACGACCCGTTACACCCATGTAGCCTATGCACTTGGCTATGTTGTAACGCATGAGGAACTGAAAGATGATTTGTATACTGAAGTTTCTAACACCCGTGCTGCTTCTTTGGCTCGTGGTTTTAGGCAAACTAAGGAACGTATTGCAGCTAATGTTTACAATAATTCCACTACCGCTGGTTTTACTGGTGGTGATGGTGTTGTATTACTGTCCACTGCACACGTTTTAACTTCTGGTGGTACTGCATCTAACACGTTGTCTGCGCAAGCTGATTTGAGCGAAGCTTCCTTGGAAGACTTAATTGTTCAAACCATGCAAGCAACTGATGATCGTGGCTTGCTAATTAACTTGATGCCTAAGTCTTTGCATATTGCTCCTGCTAACTGGTTTAATGCTAACCGTATTTTGGAAAGCGTTTATCAAGTTGGTACGGCTAATAACGATATTAACGTTATTAAAGCAACCAATGCTTTGCCTATGGGTGTTAAGGTAAATCACTATTTCACGGATGCTGATGCTTGGTACGTTCGCACTAATGTGCCGAATGGTATGAAGTATTGGGAACGTGAGGCCATTGTGTTTGACCAAGACAATGACTTTGATACCATGAATGCGAAAGCTAAGGGGTATGAACGTTATTCGGTGGGTTGGACTGACTGGCGCGGTGTGTATGGCTCTACTGGAGCCTAATTAAGACTCCCCTCCCCAAAAGGGAGGGGATTTTAAAGGAAAAAAAAATGGCAACTGTAATTGTAAGTCAAGTAACAAAAACAGAGGTGTTCCCTGAAGGAACTGTCCTTGGTGGATATGTATATACTGTAAATGGTGTTGCACAACCTGTAACTCAGGAACTTAGTGCAACCTTTCTGGATGTAGTTAGTGGTGCTGGTACTGCAAGTGTACAAGCAGTGGCTGCTGATGGTACGACTCCTCTTGGAGTTGCTGCAACTGCTACCTTCACTGTTCCCACTCCAGTATCTCTTCAGGTCCCTGACGTAGTAAGTGTTGTTGTATCCTAATGTTCCACCTAGTAATATTAATTAGGTTCTGTCGGGAAAGGATTAAACATCACTACCGCAGGATGCGTTATGGGGTACAGATTAAAGTTCCAAAATCTATTAATATTTGTGTAGGAAAATAAAGGAGAGAAAAATGAGTGGAAAACTTCTATGGACAGGGTTAACTCTTATTCAGGCGGGGTTATTCTTTAATATGAATCCCTTTACTGCTAAAGTTGGTGCTGCTATAATGATTGTGGGTTTGATCCTGCTTTGGCTTGATAAATAAAGGAAATTATTATGGGTGCTGCACACGAAGCGGAAAAAGGTAAACGTCCCCCCGTTCCGCCTATTAAAAAGTAAAAAGAAATGAAACGTCCTAGTTTCACACGATTAAGAATGAATATGCACTCCAGGTTCATACCAATGTTCCTACGTAGAAAACGTCATAAAATTTAATTAAACTATGGGGTATCGCCCTTTGGGGCGCTCAACTCTGAGTCCATACAAGGAGATTTAAAATGTCACAAACCTTTCCAGCGCCAGCAAGTAATTATCCATCTGGTTTTAATAATATAACGCTTCGTGGTATTCCAATTACACAAGTCCAGCCCGGACAAGTTTATTGGGTATCTAATAGTGCCCTATCAATTCTGCCGGGTCATATCAATGGCTCTGATGGTAATAATGGTTCTTTTAGTGCTCCATTTTCTACTATACAAAAGGGCATTGACTCCTGTGTAGCAGGTCGTGGAGATATTGTATTTGTAAAACCGGGACATGCAGAAACTATTACTTCTGCTACCACTCTTCTGTTTAATAAAGCAGGGGTAGCTATTGTTGGTTTGGGTCAAGGAACTTCTGCCCCAACTCTAACTTATACTACTGCTAATACTGCAACTATTCCTGTATCAGCAGATAATATATCTATTGTTGGTTTCCGATTTGTAGGTAACTTCTTAAGTATTGCTTCTGCTATTACTGTTGCAGCAGCTAAATACTTTACTGTAGAATATTGTGATGTATCTGATACAGATGCTACACATAACTTCTTGTCTTTTATAACAACTACTGTTTCTACAAACTCAGATTATCTCTGGGCGGAAACTAATAATATTGTTACTATTGGCACCACTAATAATGCTGCTGCATTTGTAGTTCTTAATACGATGACAGGTCTTACTTTAGTTGAGAATCGTGTAACTAATACACTTGATCGTGCTAACGTGTCTAACTTTTTATCCCATGCTGCCTTGGTGTTGATTAATGCTGTTGTAGCACGTAATACTTTGTTTAGTGCCAATTCTACCAATACTTCTGTAGGTATGTTAATTTCAACTACAGCAACTACTGGTTCTGGTATGGCTTATGATAATTATATTCGTGCTCTTGATGTAGCTGCTGCTATTATTGTTAATGCAGTCGCTATTCAATGGGGTATGTTTAATAACCTTTATATTGGTGATGGTGCCTCGTTGTCTGGTTTTGTGTTACCAGCAATCGGTTCTGACGCTTAATAATTAGGGAGACTTAAAATTCCTAGCTCACCCAACTATAAAAGGGACTATTCCAAATCTGGAGAGGGGGCATACCATGCCACTCCAAAACAGAAGAAAAATAGAGCAGCTAGGAATTCTGCTAGACGCAAGATGATTGCAAAGGGTAAAGTTAGTAAAGGTGATGGGAAGGATGTAGACCACAAAAAACCTCTCTCAAAAGGTGGGTCTACTTCTTCCTCTAATCTTCGTGTAAAGACTGCTAGTAACAATCGTTCTTATAAGAGAACAAAAGGCGGTAAGGTGAAATGAAACAGAAGGAAGATTCCTTTATAGTAACTGAATTAGCAATGCTTATAGTATTAGCAAGTGTTCTATTTATTATATATATGGTTCTACGAGGATAAATTATGGGACGCGCAGATTACTACCTCTCTGGGGGATGGAATTTAATATGTGATGAATGTGGTAAGAAACGCAAGCAAAAAGACATTAAGATGACTTGGGATGGCAGACGTGTGTGTAAAGACCGTTGTTGGGAATATCGTCATCCACAAGACTTTGTTAAGGGTGTTATGGATTGGCAACAAGTTCCATTTTCTCGTCCAGATACTCCTCCCGAATTTACAGTAGAAGCACAAGCTTTAGTAGACACTAACTTACAACAACCTGATTAAGGATTAAAATGGCAACCAGTGGGACAAATTCTTTCAGTGTTACTAAGAATGACATAATTGCAGCATCTCTAAGAACTTTGGGTGTCATTGCTCTTGGAGAAACACCTACTACAGAAGATTATACCAATTGCTCACAAGCCCTTAATATAATGATTAAGAGTTGGGCTAAGAAAGGTTGGCCTCTATGGACAGTAGAACTTCTTAGTATCAATATGGTTTTAGGTGCTTATGTATATCCTATAGGTCCAACAGCAGGATATGTCTACTCTATAACATTAACCAATGGTGGTACTGGTTATGCTGCATCTGGCTCAATTGTGTTTACAGGTGGTGGAGGTACTGGCGCTACTGCTACTTATACTTCTACTGGAGGAGTGATAAATACTATTACTTTGACAGCGGGAGGTAGTAGTTATACCCAGGTAGGCCCAACCTTATCTGCTGCTGGTGGTAGTGGTTTAGTTGCGGTTGCAAATGTGGTAGGATTAACTACGCTTAAACCAGTACAAGATTTTACTGCTTTCCTTCGTTATACACAGACACAAAAAGACATTTCTCTTCTTGATATTTCCCAACAAGAGTATGATATGTTAGGGATTAAAACTACTTCTGGTGTTCCTAACCAATTCTATTATTCTAATAATTTAGTAATACCACAATTATATGTATACCCAGTACCAGCCCAAACAGGATATGTTCTCTATCTTCGTGCACAATATATGTTTGAGGATATGACTGCTGCAAGTGATAATTTTTACTTTCCGACAGAGGCCTACCAAGCACTCAAATGGGGTCTTACTGCGGAAGTAGCTGCTGAATATGGGGTTCCTCAAGAGATGCTAGCATATTATGATGGTAAAGCCCAACAATACATGGAAGATGTGTTCAATTTCTCAGTGGAAGAACCTAGTGTCTATTTCAGCGTAGATAGTCAAACCTACGGAAGTAATAAGTAACTATGGCCCAAGGACAGCAACCAGTAGTTCCCGTTAGGGTTCCGTTAGTCTCTGGCATTGAAAGACGTTCTGCTACAGAAGATAAAGACGAACTGGCAGTTAATATTTTCTATGATAAGAATACAAATGTAGATAAAACCATGTATGGTCTACATGAAGTGCTTAATACTTTCTATGCAACCAAAAGACCTGGATTAACTTCCTTTATTACAGGAAGTGGCCAGGCAAAGGGTATATTTGGTTATGGTGGAGACCTCTTTACTTTTTCTCCTGCTTTCTATGACTGGACTACAGGACAATATCTTAGTGGTAAATATATTATTCTAGGGGGGAATGAGTATTTAAGTAATGGTAAATTATACTCACAAGTTTCTACTGATGGTCTTAATTGGGCTACCTATGAAGTCTCGACAAGTTATGATCCAATAAGTACCCCAGGAGTTTGGTATAGTTCCAAGATGGGATCACAGATGGTGGTTGCTGGTGCTGTGGACAACGTAAGTGGGTTAGTATATGCTTTCTCCACTACTGACGGAATTTCCTGGGTAGAAAGTTCTATATTTACTTCCCCAATGGCAGGTATTCCATATTTTATTTGCAACACTGGTACTACATATATAGTTTGGGGTATAACTAATATATATTCTACATCTACTAATGGCACTACCTGGACAGAACATGTAGCTTCAGCAATACCTTCTTTTGGTTATTATGTTGGAGCAATTGGAGCAAATAGTTCTATTTCTGTTGCCTTGCCAAGTTCTGTATTTGGTGTCACTACCACCTTTTATACATCTTCAGATACAATAAATTGGACAAGTAGAACTTTACCAATTACACGAAACTGGAAGTCAATAGTATGGGCAGCAAGCCTTGGTTTATTTGTTGCTGTTAGTCAACAAGTAGCTTCAGAGATACCCTATATTATAACCTCCCCAGATGGGATAACCTGGACTTTACAACTAGCAAGTACAGGACAAGGTTGGAAAGCAATCTTTTGGACAGGAACCTATCTTATTGCTTTTGGTTCTGGTAACAATGCTTACTACTACTCTATAGATGCAATACATTGGATAGAGGCTAGTGTACCTTTTGTAACTAATGTATCTAATAATGCAATGAACGCTTATTCTAATGGAACACAAATTGTTTTTATAGAAGGTAATGGGGGTCTTGGGGATATAGAGAGAGAGGCTACTTCATTAACTTCTACCTTCATTAAAAAAGACCTGCCAAGTTTATCTAGGTCAACTCCTACAGTAACTACACCATAGGGAAAAAATGGCAATTTTTGATTTCATAGAGCAGAGTGGGGCCGGTTCAGGATTTGTTTATAAAAACACTACTGCTGGATATGTTTACGGTTTTGCTACCTTTACTGCGACAGTAGGTACAGGAACCTCTATAATGACAATCTCTGAGGTTACTCAAGGAACTGTAGTTGTAGGAATGACTGTAACTGGAGGTTCCCTTAGTGGTACTGCTACTATAAGTTCATTTGGTACGTTTGATGGGATTAGCGGGACGGTTAATTTAAGTGGAACTGACACTTGGAGTGATCCAACAACTGTAACTGGAACGGGATTTATTCAAATTACAGACTCAGATTATCCTACTGCCACAGTTAGAGGAATAGTTTATCTTGATGGTACTTACTATGTAATGACACCAGATGCTAAGATATATGGTTCAGAGATAGAAGACCCCTTTACCTGGACAGCTTTAAATATGATTCAGGCACTAGCAGAACCAGATTTGGGTGTTGCTCTATTTAGACAATTAAATTTAATTGTGGCATTTGGAGAATATTCTACAGAATTTTTCTATGATGCGGCCAATCCTCCTCCAGGAAGTCCATTACTTCCTTACTCATCTGCTTTCCTTGAAGTGGGGTGTGCTTCTGCTGGAAGTATAGCACAAGCCGAGAATACTCTCTTTTTTATGGGTAAGGGTAAGCAAAAGGGAAGAAGTATTTATATGCTTGATGGTACACAACCTAAAGTAGTGAGTATTCCTTTTGTTGACAGACTCCTTGACTACGATGATCTGGTTGGTATAGCCGCTTATTTTATAAAGTTGGGGGGTCATGGTCTTTATATACTGACACTTCCCACTTCTGGTATAACACTTGTCTATGATACTTATTCTACCTATTGGTCAATCTGGACACAAATGTATTTAGATAACACCCTTGACATAAGTAGTTCTGTTATTACCTGGGTAGATGGATTAGTCACTGTAATTTATAGTGGGCATGGGTTAATAGATGGGCAATATACTATTCTTACTGGGTCTGATCCAATAAATTATGATGGAAATTATGTTGTTAGTGTAGTGGATGCTGATACATTTACATTTCCAATTTCCTCTGATCCAGGAACTTATATTAGTGGTGCTTCTCTAGCAGTTTATCTAGAGCAGTTTTTTAATATGGCTTCCTATACCAAAGTAGGAAATCTTGATTTGGTACAAGACAGTACAACTGGAGCTGTTTATACAATGAGCACTGGTGCATATCTTGACAATGGACTTCCTATTAAATATCGTATCCGTACAGATAAGTGGGACGGACTAAAGCAACTTGAAAATAATAAGTTAAAATACTTTTCTAGAGTAGAACTTATTGGTGATAAGGTTGATGGTACTGCTTATGTAAGATATTCTAATGATGATTACCAAACTTGGAGTAAGTACAGACCAGTAGATTTAGCAGCGCAACGCAGTCAACTATATAGGCAAGGTAGGGGACGTAGGAGAGCTTATGAAATAATTAATTATGATAATCAGCCAATTCGCCTAGAGGCGTTGGAAATTACAGCAACCGAGGGAGCAAGATAATATGGCAGCAATTACGCAACCAGGTGGATCAATTTCTTCGGGGATGCCTACACCAGATCAGTTCCCTGTTTCTGGTAGTATCGGGGCAGTTGATTACCAAGCCTACCAAGCAGCAATGCAGGCATGGCAAGGTAGGAATCAGGCCCCAAGGGCACAGAGTAACCCCTTTGCCTATGGTCCTCTTTCAGATGAAGCAAAAGCAGAAGCTGAGGCTACAGCACGTCAAAATGCCTTAGACCTACAAGCTGCTCAGGTTAAACAGGCTACCAAAGTAGCCAATACACCCCTGTATTCTGCTTCTGCTGCACCTATTTCCAGTGGTGTAATTGGTGGTAGTGTGGTATCTGGTGGTGGTACTCAAGTTGGTGGTGGAACTGGCACATCTGCTGGTACTAATTTAACTCCTTGGGATCAGCAACGAGGAACAGCAGCAACTACTCTTGCTTCCACTATGAACCCAAGTAATGACCCCTCTAATCTGTATAGAGATAAGATGGCTTCTATGGTGAATGGACAATTCTCTCCAGATGATCCCTCTTATCAATTCAGACTTAATCAGGGCCAACAAACATTAGAAAGAAGTTTAGGAGCTAGGGGTCTTTTACAATCTGGTAATGCTGGTGCTGAACTACAAGCATATGGGCAAAATACCGCATCAACAGAGTATGGTGCTCAATTTGCAAGATTATTAAGTGGTCTTACTGGTGTAGAAAGTCAATATAATAGTCAACAACAACGACTAATGTCTATGGCAGGTGTTGGTGCTGATCCTACTGCTAGTGGTACTCTTGGGGTAGCACAAACTAATGCTGCTACACAGCAGGCACAGGTTGGGGTTAATGCAGCGCAAGTTGGTGTTAATCAACAGAAGGTCTCTAATGACTTTACTTCACAGATGGCGGGTATTGGTCAAGGTGGAAGTAGTAATATTTGGGCAAATATTTGGGGATAATAAATGGCTACTCTACAAGAAATGGCTAGTGGTGTAGGTCCTAGTGGGAACTACATAGGAACTCCTGGAGATGTTTGGCTAGGTGGAAGTGCACCTGAAACTTACACTGACCCCACTACAGGTAAACTATATAATCAAGATTTTTATCAACATCAGTATCAGCAATCCTTACAGGAACAGGCTACTATTGATGCCAAAGATGCTCAAGATAAAAAGGATTACCAAGATTGGCAAACAGCCACAAAACTCAAACAAGCGGTAAAAGATAGCCAAGACCAAAAAACAGGACAGATGTTAGATAGTTCCTTGGCAGATAATTTATCTAAGGCTGCCGCAGATATTATTGGTTATGGAGATATGAAGAAAGGGTTTGAAACTCTTGCCCTTTCTAAAAAATACCAAGATAGTGCAGATGCTTCTCAGAAAGAGGATGTTGCTCTAGCAGGTTCTAAAATGAGTTTGGGTAATGATATACTTGCCACAGTTAATGATGAAGCTTCTTTTCAAAATGCAAAAGTACAAATGGCCGGACTTGGCCCTACCTTTGCTATTCCTCCACAATATACTACTTATGATGATAATGCTAAAAATTGGGTGGACAATAGACGACAATTTAGTGCTCGTGGTATTGCCGCTGCAAAAGTACAACTGGCTACACAAACTGCTGCCCTTAACGCAGAGACCCAGGCTAATAGAGTATTAACTGAACAAGCAAAGACTCAACAAACGGAAAGAGATGAGGCATTGGCAAGAAATCCTAAACAGAAGATTCTTGCTCCAGCAGACCAAGCAGAATACCAATCTCAACTGAGTACTTTTATTCCTGATACTTGGGGTAAGGTTGATACTCCAAATGACAAGGCAGCGGCCACTCAAAACTGGTATGATAAGACTGCATTATACCAATCTCAAGGCATGCCACTAGATCAAGCTAAAATTAAGGCTGCTGGAGATGTTAAATCTCAATTTAGTTCTGAAGGTAAGTTTGTCCCTCAGGCAAAAGGAACTACTATCACCAATCCCACAATAGGAGGAAACGGAGTATTGCAAACTACTGCTCCTAAGACACAAGCAGATTTTAATGCCATACCTAGTGGAGCATTATATATTAATCCGTCTGATGGTAAGACTTACAAGAAGAAATAAATATGCCTCTTGACTTTTCTAATCAAGGTGAACAAGTACAACAAGACCAACCAGACTTTAGTTCTGGTGGAACTCCTATGGACTTTAGTTCCCAGGGAACTCCTGTGTCTTCTCCAAGTCTTCTAAGAAAGGTGGGAGATACAGCAATAGATATTGGAGACTTTGTTACTGCTGCTCCTGGAATGGTATTGTCTGGGTTAAAGGACTTAGGTACTCGTATAGGAACAATTGCTGCTGGTGCCTCTCGTGAGGAACAGGATAAGGCAGCAGCACAGGCAGCACAGGATATTCCTCAATACCTGCAAGCACCTGTTTCTTACTTTCTTGACAAACTAGGAATTAGTAAAACTGATAATCCAACTATTGTTGCTAAAGGTTTAGATATACTTACCAAGGGTATAGAAAAGGGTGGAGACTGGGTAGAGAAGGAAACTGGGGGCCTTGTAACTAGTGGAGCATTTAAATCGCTCACAGGTTACGAAATGGCTGCTGCTGCTGGATATGGCACTGTTAAGGCGGGGGGAGGTCTTGTAAATAAAATAACCGCCCCTAAAGAAGTTCCTGCTCCAATTGATGATATGTTTGCTAAGGCAGCAGATGAAGTTAAACCAGTTGAAACTCCTCAGGACTTCTCTGGTAATGGAGTAATACAACCAGAAGCACAGCAAAATCTCCCCTTTACTGGAGACATACAAGGTCTGGAAAGACAGAAGGATATGTTTACTCCTCAAGCACAAGAACATCTTGATGCTACTTCTAACCAAGGAGATTTATTTAACAAGTCTCAAGGAGCAGTACAACCAGTTACAACTGAGGCTATTGTTCAAAATGTAGAAGCTAAGCCTATTCCAGAGCAGTCTCCTATAGAGCAGTCTGCTGTGCAGGACTCTCTTACTCAAGATGTAGAACAGAAGTTACAACAGTCCTCTTTACCACAGGAAAGTAAACCTACCTCTATTAGTGATGAAATTCTAGCAGAACATAATAGACTTCTAGGAGATACACAAGCACAAGTAAATCCTGATGCTGGAGTTGGTGGTAAACAAGGTGGTGCTATCGGTTTTAAACCAGATGAACCTACTCTCCAAGATAAAGCTAAAACTATGTCTTTGGAAGATTGGTCCAAAGAGGCTGCTAAAACATATCCTCAATATGCAGACAATCCTATGATTGCTGCTAAGGTATATGACCAACTTCGTCCCATAGAACCTATACCTAAAGAAATTAACAATGTTAAGCAACTTGTTAATGAAAAGATTAAAGATTGGGATGGTCAAGGTAATGTTGACCAACGTACAGTCATGCAAGGAACAAATACTCTAGAGAAACTTCTTCCTAAAGAAGCAGATAGAGTTGCTTTATACGATAAGATTGACCAAGGTACAGATACTACAAGTCCAGGTGCAAGATTGTATCGTGGTCTTGCAGATACTATCTGGAAACGTGCGGCAGATGCCGGTGTAGTTAAGTCTTATGTTAGTGACTACATTACTCATATGTATGACTTCGGTAGACAAAGTAAATCTGATGCAATGACTGCTTTATACAGATTTGCAGATAATCTAGAAGTTACTCGTGGCGCTGGTATGTCAACCAAGTCTCAGTTTGCTAGAGAGCGTACTTTTCAGACTATTAAAGAGGCTGCTGATAAAATGGGGCTTAAGCCCTTAACTACAGATGTTTCTAAGGTATATCAAGCCTATGCTACATCTATGCTTAAAGCAGTTAATAATAAAAGACTGATAGAGGAACTTGGTACTGTTAAGGGCAAGGATGGTTACTCTGCTATTATTGACAGACCTAAAGATGGCACCGTTCCTAGAGGATATACTACAGTTAATCATCCACAATGGATAGGTAAACTAGTAGATACGTCTATCGCTCCTACCCTACAAAGTATGTTTGATAACTATAATCCTCATGCCTTAACTAGAATTGCCCACTCTGTAAGTATTATGGCAAAGACAAGTATTTTTTCTTTCTCTGCTTTCCATCCCATGTCTCTAGTACAGGCATTGGCTGGTGCATCAAGAGGAACAAGTCCACTTACAGAGGGTATTAAACTATATAAAGAGTTTAAGAATAGTCCTGGTGGGGATTTAGTAGAGACTTTACAGAGAGGTGGCTTGGAAATTGGTCATCCCCCAATTGATCTTAACCCAACTGTTGCACAAGCACTTGTTGATACAAGTTCTAAGTTTATGGATAAAATAGTTCCCGGTCTTGGTTGGACTACTAAAGCTCCTTATGCTCTTGCAAAAGGACTACAACAGATTATCTTTGGTCAAATACAGACAACCTTTAAATTAGGTATTGCTTCTCAGGAATTTGCAAGGCTTACACTAAAAGGAATACCAGAGCGTAAGGCGGCAGAGATGGCTTCTACTTTTGCCAATGATATGCAGGGTGGATTGAACTGGCGTAGAATTGCTCTTGATGCAGACACTAAACTTGGCAGTGACTTGGCTAATTTTCTAGCTTCTAAACAAGGGCAGTATCACGCCCAAATATGGGCACTTGCCCCAGACTGGACAGTAGCAACTGCTCGTTCTTGGCTTGGTGCTATTCGTAAAGGGAAAGACCCTGCTGAGAAATTAATGTATACTAAATATCTTGCACAGTCTGCTGTAATTACTGCTTTGGTTATGGACTCTCTAAATATGCACTACTCTGGGAGACACTTCTGGCAGAATGATGATCCTACTACTGTGGATATGGGAGATGGTCGTAAGTTACAAGTTAATAAGCACTTTATGGAAGGTATACACTGGCTCAGAGATTTTGACCAAACAATGCTAAATAAAATGGGAAGTGTTCCTTCTGAGTTCTTTGCACAAGCAATGAATAAGGAATATCTTTCTAATCAAGGTGCTCCAGATATTGTAAAGAAGCAGACTCAAATACAGCAACTATTAGAACCAAAGTCTAAAGTACAGGAAATAGCTGGAAATACTTTGAAAAGAGTGCAGCATATGGGAAGTAGGTTTGTTCCTATTACTGCTCAGAATGTACTTGCTGGTACTCCAGAGCAAGCATTGTCTGGGTTTGCTGGTTTACCTATTCGTGGGAGAACCACAGAAGAGAAAGTAAACGAGAAGATGCAAAGATTGATGGGGTTATAATATGGCAGGAAATAGATTTCTACCACCACCTCCAGTAAGTAATGATCCCAAAGACCCTTCCTATAGAGATTGGTTTTATAAGTTACAACAGTTTCTATCTAATGCTGGAAATATATTATTCACTGCTCTAGACTTTACTGGTAGTAACCTTACTTCTATAGCAACCCGCAACCACAATGATTTGCAGAATATACAGGGAGGTACGGCAACTGAGAGATACCACTTAACCTCTTCTCAAGCGGCTGCTATTGCTACTACAGGGGGTGTAGGTAGACCTGGGATAGACGGTGAGGATGGTGAGGATGGTTTCCCAATGCCAGGTCCACAGGGACCTAGTGGTGCTGCTGGTGCAGTAGGAGCTACTGGTCCACAAGGACCAATTGGATTTAGCATAGATGGTGAAGATGGTGCAGACGGTATGCCCATTCCTGGCCCAAGGGGTGCTACAGGGCCTACTGGAATTACAGGAATAACAGGTGCTCAGGGAGCAGTTGGTCCTGCTGTGTATTTAGAGGCTCCTGAGGCTGACGAACCTTTCACTATTCCAGGACCGCGGGGTCTTCCTGGAACTATAGGACCAACAGGTATTACAGGTAGTCAAGGGCCTGTGGGTCCCCCAATCTATCTAGAGGCAGAGCAAGGAGAAGAAGGACAGCAGGGTATACAAGGTTCTCAAGGTGTTCAAGGAATACAGGGAATTCAGGGTATTACTGGTGCTACAGGAACAACCGGCAGTAGTGGTCCACAGGGACCGCAGGGTATAGTTGGAATTGGTCTTGATGGGACTGATGGTGATGATGGTGTCCCCATACCTGGTCCTCGGGGAGCACAGGGGATTCAAGGGGTTCAAGGTAATGCAGGAACCAACGGAATAATTGGATATAACGGTATCCCTGGAGTGGATGGGGAAGAGGGGCCAGAGGGTTTCTCAATACCAGGAAATCAAGGTATACAGGGGCCTATCGGGGCAACTGGAAATCCTGGTACTACTGGAGCGCAAGGTCCTATGGGACCCGCAATATTCTTAGAGGCTGATAGTGGGGAAGACGGCATGATGGGTCCTCCTGGGGTAAGTAGTACAGGTGGAACAAGTACAGGTGGTGACATTCTGCGTACTCAGATATTTTCATAGGAAGAACAGATGGCAACTTTTACAGGGAAACGAAAATTAAGTGGTTCAACTAGCGGAATGCCAATTAAGGTAGTGGCAATAGCCACCCTTGGTACTACTATTCATACAGCGGTAGCAGGTACTACAGCAGGAACATTTGATGAGATATGGTTGTTCGCGTTCAACTCTGATACAGTGGACAGGGTATTAACTCTTGAGTGGGGAAGTGCAACCGCCCCTGACCAGAATATTATTGTAACTATTGCTACCAAGTCTGGCCTTTTGTTAGTTGCTCCTGGACTTATTCTTCAAAATTCTTTAGTAGTGACTGCCTTTGCAAGTGCAGCTAATGTAATAACAATATCAGGTTTTGTAAATACCATGACTGACTAAATATGACTGATTTCCTTGTATATTATAGACGCACACGACATCCTGGGTATATCTCTGGCATTAGACCAGATTTAACCCCTAAAACATCCTCAGTAGAGTATCTTGTTGTTGCTGGAGGAGGTAGTGGATACTCTGGAAATGGCGGTGGTGGGGGTGCAGGAGGGTTTCTAACATCAACAGGATTTGCTGTAGCATCTGGTTCACCTATTACTGTGACTGTGGGTGCTGGTGGGTTGGGTTCCAGTTCTTCTAACAGTGGTAATAATTCTGTTTTCAGTTCAATCACAGCTACTGGTGGTGGTGGGGGTGGCGGGACTAGTGTTAACGGCAAGTCTGGTGGGTCTGGTGGTGGTAGTGGTGGGAGTGGTGGTGGTGGTGCCGCTTCTCCAGCAGGACAGGGAAATATAGGAGGAAACGGGGCGGCCAATGCTACTGGTGGTGGTGGGGGTGCTAGTGCAGCAGGTGTTTCCGGGGTGACCCTTGTGAGTAACGGAGCTGGAGGAGGTGGGATTAGTTCCTCTATAACAGGGCTAGCTGTAACTTATGCTGGTGGGGGTGGAGGAGGAGGTGTAGTAGGTCTTGCCACACCTGGAGTAGGTGGGTCTGGAGGTGGTGGGTCTGGTAGTGGTAGTGGAGTAGGAACAGCAGGAACAGCAAATACTGGTGGGGGTGGTGGTGGTGGTTATAATGCAACAGGAAACATAGGTGGAGGTGGTGGGTCTGGTATTGTAGTTATAAGATACTCGACTACATATGCCTTAGCAACTTCTACCACAGGTAGTCCAATTTATAGTAATGCTGGTGGATATCATATTTACACTTGGACTTCCAGCGGCACCATAACTTTTTAATAGGAGTAGGAAAATGGCAGCAAATAAAATTATAGCAGTAGGTCCAGTAGCAATGTCGGCAACTTTAACAACTAATATTATGAATGGTAATGTTACTTCTTTGGCAGGTCCAGTTGGATTTACTATGACCCAACCTTACCTCATTATTCGCCATATTCGTATTGTGAATAAGACGGCAGGTGCTGTAACCTTCTCATTATGGAAGGGAGCAACTGGTGGGAACTCTGCTGGTACTGAGGTAGTTGGGACTGCTCTTAGTGTAGCTGCTAATAGTGCTTATGACTGGTATGGTATGATGCGCTTCGATGCTGCTGACTTTTTAGTTGGTGGGGCAAGTGCAGGAACATCATTGGCATTCCAAGCAGAGGGTGAAATAGGTCTTATCTAGTATGAATAAGTTCTTCCATGATATTATTACAGATATAACTGGCAACGACTATGATGTGTCAAAGATACTGTGGATTATCGGCGTTATTAGTTTTATTGTATACGCTGGTATTCACATCTATCTGAATCATATCTTTGACCCCATGTTATATGGTACTGGGTTAGGCGCAGCCTTAGGTGGGGGTGGATTTGCAGTACAACAACGTAATAAAGAGCAACAACCGGCAGGGATTATTCCGCCAAAACCAGAAGAGATAAATAAGGAGAATTAAATGTCAGGATATAGGCTTGCGCCATTAGCACCATTTTATAAGGCAGTAGCAATTGTAAAAAGTGATACTACTGTATTTCCGGCAACTCGTGGAATTTATGTTGGAGTGGCTGGTGATTTAAATATTGTAATGCACGAAGGAGGTTCCCCTGTAGTCTTTAAAGCTGTCCCGGTGGGAGTTTTAAATGTCTGTGCTATACAAGTATATAGTGCAAATACTACTGCTACAGATATGGTTGCTCTATATTAAGGGGTTTATATGAGTGTTGGCATGGAAAAACAAGATCATCGTGATACAGACCATTGGCAACTTGACAAGCATATTCCTATATCCTTGTTAGCGGCTCTATTTTTCCAATTAATTATCTTTATAGCACTATTTGCTACGCTAATGGAGAGGGTTACTGTATTGGAGAGGGATCAAACCTCTATCTCGGCACTTCCTGAACGCTTGGCTAGTCTAGAAGCACAGGTATCTAACACTAATGATACCTTACGGGACATACGAGATGATGTAAGAGCATTTCATCTAACTGATGTACAATCTAGTAAGGCACTAAGGTCTGATCTATATAGTTATAGACCCATTCCAGAGCAGACTACACCAAAGATACATAAATCAGATAAAGTAACTCCTATTCCAGAACATTAGTTATGATTTTACCAATACCTGAGGGGCAGACTAGTTTGTGCTATTCTTGTAAATACCATGACTGGGAGATTGAGGTAGGTTTGTCTTCTTCCAGGGTTGTATGGATTAATAAATGTTTACATCCCTCAGAATTTGAAAGTGGGGATAATGTTACAGAATGTTTTGGGTACGAGAGGAAATGATATGAATCTAAGGCTAGAGAGATTTTTATTTCAAGATAAAGCAACAATAGGGAAACTTTCTATTGATGGAGAGTTTTTTTGTTATACTTTGGAAGATATTATCAGAGATGTTAAAGTACAGAATAAAACAGCAATTCCTGCTGGACATTATGTAATAATGATTACCTGGTCTCCCAAGTTTCAGAGACTACTTCCTTTACTAATAGAAGTACAAGGATTTGATGGTATTAGAATCCATCCTGGTAACTCAGACAAAGATACTGCTGGATGTCTTTTAGTTGGGGATTCTTATGGAGAGGATTGGCTCGCTAATTCTAGAGTAACATTTGATAAACTCTACGAAAAGCTACTCACTGATAAAAATAATCTTACAATAGATATTAGTTAAACAAAAAGCCCCGAAAGGGGCTTTAGTTTAATTCTCTCTTACTATAAAACTAAGCTGCCTTAATTTTAGCCAGAGCTTCTTCCAAGGATGGAAATACAAAAGTACTAGATTCAACTTGTTTAGTTACAAAATCTAGCTTGCTAATCTGTAAAATCCAACCATTATCTACTTTAGTAAGTTCTACTTTCATTTTTTTAATATCCTAAATAATATAACATTGATTTTGGAACTTCTTTATCTAATTTTTTAAGTCTTACAAAAACTGCTTCGGGGGAAATCTTTTTCCTTATTAGCCACCCATAGAGAGGACTGCCTGATTTTGATTGATTACAGTTCCTACATACTGGGAGAATATTATTTCTGCTACTATTTCCAACTCCGGCAATAGGTTCTATATGATCCAACTCTACCTCTAAGTAAAAAAAGGTACTCTCACAGTAAGGACAGTCTAACCAAAGTTCCCCAGAATCTACACATTCTTTATAGAAATGCTCTTTTCTATAGGATTGATAGTTTCTCCACTTTCTCATTCAAAAATGACCTCTACAGTTGCACCATAACCTATTAAAATTTTTCATTTGAGTTATCATCAAGGGGTATCAAAGATAATGCCTTCTAGGGCCCTTTACGCAAAGAACAACCACTTATTCGTCCCAAATTGTAAATAAGATACGAAGAATAAATAAATCAATCACCAAATGTGAGGTTCCTTCACCCTCTTCTCGTACAAATTCAAATCCTACCATAAATCCACATATCCATGAACCATCTATTTGCATTTTTCTTTCCTCTTCTTAAGTATTTCAATCATCTCTAAAGTTTGCAGAGACAGATTAGAGTGTACTAATAACATTGGTAATCTTAAACTTACTGAATAATGTTTTAACGGCACCGTCTGATTGTATAGTAACTTAATTAGATTATCAGTATCCCAATCTTCTAGTGGAAATTTACCCGCTAAGAGAAGTTCCAAAAGAAATAGTTGTGTCTCTGGTAAAACTGCCTTTGTTTCAATCTTCATTTTTATTTTCTTCCATTATAGGTTCTCCATATAGTATTGTAATGTGGAACCACATGCCAGAGTAAGTCCGAATACAGTAATCCAACCATCTATAGTGAATGGTTTTTGATTTCTACATAGTAAGAGCCATAGAAGTATAAATCCTATATTATTAAGCATTGTTTGTCATCCGTCTATCTTTATATAGGACTGCTAAAACATCGTTGTCTGTTTCCACTTCTCTTCCATCTGGTAGTTTAACTATTAGAGTAGTTGGGAAATGTCCCATTCTAAGAACTTCTACCTCGCAATCAAGTTCGACAGACCATTGATGATGATTAACTCTCTTCTTAGTTTTCTTGATAGTCACTAGACTACCTCTTGTATTAGTTCTTCATATTTTAATTCTATAATATCTGAGAACCTGTCTACAATATCCTCGCTTGTTAATGATAGTAGTTCTAGAAGAGCTACTTCATCAACTTGTTCTACTAACTTCTCACGCAACTCTTCTAGAGTAATAGGCATCTCAGGCACTCTCATCATCCGTACTTTTAAGTCGATCTCGTTCTTCTACTAAACAGATTAAAAATTTGCAGTCATCTATCATTTGTTTAATAGCACTAAGATTACTCTCTGTCGCCAGGTAAACAACTTTCTCCAGTCTTTCCTTAATATTCTTAATCTCTAATGTTTTACTTCCCATACTGTGCCTCATCCCAAGCTTTAATAGCTAATAGCTTTTCTTTTATGGTGTTGTGGTACTCGTCCCAGAGGAGTTTGTTTTTGAGGGCATCTCCAAATTCAACTGTGGCTGCATTTCCAGTAGGGAGGGTTCTGGCGGAAGAATTAGAAGCTGTGCTGGAATCCGAGGACACACCCCTGTTTGAATCGTTCCACAAGAGGAGAGCATCGGCAGTAAGCTTACAGTCAGTAGTGATAAGACTATTTTTCTTTTGAAGTTTGTCATACTTACCTTTCAGTATTAGATATTGTCCTTGCAGTAGATGTACATCATTCTCATATTTTACAGCGGTAACTGTATCTATTTTACCTTGTTTCACAACTTGCTTTACAATTGCTTGTGCAGCAGTTGTCTCTTGTGCTTTGTGATAAATATGTGCAGTATATAATCCACCACCAAAGCTGGCAGCAGCTATAATAGCATACAAATACCAACCACTTGCTAGGCCAAGAACTGCACCCTTAGCAGATACAAATAAATTACTAAAAAATCCCATTATTCAGTTCTCCCATAAGTTCTTTAACCATTTTGTTTTATAAACTCCTCATATACTTTGTGGGCAAGTTCTGGGGAGAGGTGCGAACCAAGATCATATTTCTTACAATCTATATTACACTGTACCCTCCACTTATTGCCATGTTTAGTAACTCCAGGATAACCAGATGCCCCGGAAACTCTTGTAACATTCCTACAATTCTCTGAGTTTGTTGCCTCTCTTAAATTATTTATTCTATTATCTATTTTGATTCTGTTCTTGTGGTCTAGCCTACTTTGTGGTAAACTTCCATACATATATAACCAAGCTAATCTGTGTGCTTTATATTTTTTGTATTCTATAACTATGTTTAGATAACCTCTACCATCTATAGAACCTGCTGTATCTCCTACCTTGACTCTGCGGGCAGGAGAAGTCTTCCTGGTAAATATGCCAGTGTCAGGATTATAGATTAGTAGTTCTTTTAATATCTCTTGGGTAAGAGACATTATCTTATACTCATAGTTTTAAATTTATGGCTGTTAAGAATTTTATTATCCCTAAACCAAGTTCCACAATCAGAGCACTGCATACGCTGGTATTTACTAGCTAATGTATATGTGAACCCGCGCTTTTGGTAATGACTAGAACCACAATTAGGGCATACCATAGCCCCCTCAGAATACATGCTATAGCTTGCATGACCTTTAATCCAAGGGAGAAGTTTATAATATACTTCTTCAAGAATAAGGACATCGTTAATGTTATACTCAATCATCATAGTCCATGCTTCAGGGTCTCCAGCCATACAACGAACCCAGAGTTCGTGTCCAATAGTCTTTATCTTTTGACCAACTCCAAGAGCCTTGCAAACATATTCTAATTTATTAGATGGGAATTTAAACTCAGTCTTAACTGTTTGCCACAAATCAATTTGTTTATAGGGACTTGGTGGAGGAAAATCATTCTCTAAAAAATCTTTATTCAGAGTTGGTATATCAAATCTTTTACCATTGAAGTGAACTACTGCATCAGCTTCATTTAATAGAGCATGGATACCAAGTAGCATATCCTCTTCTGTTCTAGTCTCCCTACTGCTGGAATAAATCTTCTCTTCTCCAAGAAATTTAGCTGCCCAACAGAGAGTATATCCACTTTCCATAAGTTGAGATAAAGCTACGTTTTGATCCCAAAGTGCCCACACATGCGCCAAATTGGGCGCGGTCTCAATATCCAGGAACAAGATGCGCATGTTGTTTCCTCTCTCTATGGTAGTTTTTCATACAAGGTATGTCCAAAAAAAGTATTCTCAATTGTTATCCTCTATGGAAGATTTCTTCAGGTAATGTTTCTAGTATGTGTTTATACATCTCCTCATTAGTTGCAGGAATGTTTACCGCGTCGCTACTATTACTAAGACTAATAAGATAATTAAGACCAACATTTATTAGATATCCTACCTCTTGTGGGGTTAATTTTAAAGCTACTTCTGCCGAGTTATCATCGTGCTCTTTGATGTAGGTTACAATCATTATTTTTGTTTTCCTTTTTGTGGTTTCTGCATAAGTGTCTCACCTTTTTGCATCTTATGTAATTTAGCAGTAAGTCTTTCACCTTTAGTTTTCTTTAAGTGGCAATCTACGCAAAGCACTTGGAGATTTTCTTTAGGACAAAATAATCTATTAATAAACTCATCCCAAGATACAAACCCAATTAAAGGGTCCACGACGGCTAATATGTGATCTACTTGTACATTGGTCTGAACAAACTCATTATGACAAAGAGCACATTCGTAGTGCATTGCTTCTCTACCACTTTTAGGATTTAATTTCTTACCTCTTCGAGCATCTTTAAGTACTTCATACTTGATTGGATAACGCCTGAATCCCGACCTGATTGTTGATGTTATGAAGCTCTTTAAACGGCCATCACTCCAACTTTTCATACCACTCTCTTATGTAGAGCTATTTTATTTAGCCACTCCATAAAAGCCTCAAATGGTAGAGTTCCTTTTGCATGATTACATGAAAAACAGCAGGGGAGGCAGTTGTCTGAATCGTAACCGAACGCATTTATTTTTCTGTCTATTCCATTATAAATATACTCACCATAGTAATCTTTAGCGGTAAAAACTCTTTGAGGGGGGGAACCACAATAATAGCAGTCTTGCTTTGTTAAGGCCCTAAATTCATCCTTAGATAACCAAAAGTATAGGCCCCTATTTGAAGCTCCTCTTTTATATCTATCAAAGATAAAATTGAAACTAGACTCTCCAAAAGGGAGTTTAGAGAGACAGCCACAAGACTTCTTCCCACCACTCTTCAAAGACCCCTGTCTAGCTACGATAGTATTACCACAATCACAAAGACATTCCCACATAACATTATAGTTTTTTCTTTCCTTTGTGGGGCTAAGAGCAATTAACTTTCCAAAGCGTTGCCCACTAATGTCTTTAATCTTTCTACTTCTGGTCTTTTCGAGAACCATTCTCCTTCCTCTCTTAACATCCAAAAACAATCTGCATTTACCCAAAATCTAGTTGGATCGTTATATTTTTCATATACAAGTAAGAACATATCTTCCTCAGTTTCTATACCAGAGAGGAGTTTCTCTGCTCCCACCTTTCCTATCTTATCTACACCTCTAAGATTGTCCGCTCGATCACCAACTAACATTTGAAAATAAAAATATTTTACTATTTGTTCTTTATCAGTATAAAATAATATATCCTTAACAAAGTCATACTTAAAACCTTCTACTTGATATAGTATATCCTTGTCAATAGTGCATCCGATAGTAGTATCTGGATTTTTAGTTTGCTCTATACTTATTAAATCATCTGCCTCTACTCCTACTGCTACCTTGGCATCCCAAGACTTAATTAAAAAATCCTTTAAGAATGTGTAATGTATAGGTTTTTCCTGGGTGCGATGAGCTTTATACTCAGGATTAAGGATAGCTCGAAAGCTTTCCGTTCTTGGACAGGACAAATAAAGGTTATATGCAGTGGCTTGTACTGTACCTAAGATACGCTCTATAAGTTCATTTATACGCCACTCTGCAATAGCCTCTGTCTCTGTGTTAGTTGTATATCCCACTCTATAAAGAAGTAGGTCCGCATCCAGTAAGGCCCTCATTGTGTGATAACATAATACAAAAGTAGGCCAATAAAGGCGAGTACACATACAATTATCATAAATAAGACTTTCACTATACGTGCAGACGTTGAACGAAGTTGTTAGCGTTTACTTTATAGGTGAATATATTCTTGGTTACTTCGTCTACTAACTCAATGTAGATAAATTTATCATCATGCCCGTAGCAACCTCCTACCTTTTCATTAGTCTTCTTGTTAAGGGCATAGGCATAATGCAGGTCCATCCCTGTATCACTCTTAGTCCACTTCTCACAATCTTGGTTTGTAACTACCAACTCTACTCCATTAGGAGTCGTAATCTCTTCTCCAGCTTCATTATAAGAGTGGGAAGGAATAGTGACATACATTTCTAATATCTCAGTAGCAGAAGCATAGTTGCAGCCTGCCATTACTAGTAAAACTAGTACAAGTGTTGCAAATAAACTTCTCATACTTTACCTCCAAAATATTCAATTACTGCTTTAAGATGCTGACATATTTCTTCATCTTCCTTTGTCTGAGGCTCAAGTGAGTCACACTCAAAGGCAGATAAGAGAACCGTTACCACAAGTTTGTCTAGAGATTCGTCGTTGATATCCAGCTCGGCCCTCATATCTGATCCTCTCTTAGTACTTAAGTGGTTCTAGAACCAAGACTTCATTATTTGGTGCAATTTCTGGTAATACTTCATAAGTTACCGGAGCTACTACAACTGGTGCAACTGCTATTACTTTATGATTCTTAATATCTTCATTTTTCTGTGCTAGAGCTTTGCAAGAAGGAGCACTCTTTGCATACTTAGCTTGACAACGAACGTTCAAGCCATCCTCACCATATCCAGCTTGGTCGAAAGCACGAGCAGTTTCAAGAATCAGACATTCTTCTGAGGTCCAAGTAGAGCCTAAAGAAAGACCTACAATTCCAGTAGATACACCTGCTGAGGAAGAACCCATACAAGGAGCCGTTGGGAAAACTGTTGGAGCATACGCTGAGGAAACAGGTGGATGATAGGACTTAGAAGCTGCTACATTAACAGATGCCGAGGAGTCACCACCAGCAGCATTACCACCCTTCCCACCGTTAGCAGTATTCTTATTGGTAGTACCACTACCCTCACCACCACCCATACCTACATTAATGGTATTAGTATTACCTGAAGCAGTTGCAGTTGAGGTACTAGTACTTGTTAGTGTTTCTATATTAGTGCCACCATTAGAGATAGCATTTGCATTAATTGCAAAAGTTAAAAAACATACTGATACAGCTAAAGCTAGTTTTGTTTTATTCATGGGTTTAACCTTTTTTTGTTAAAAAATCTCTTCGTTTACTACTTCTGTTGGTGCTTCAATACCAAATACAAAGTTTTCAAATTGTTTTGCAATTTGCAAAACATTTTCTACTGTTGGCTTTCCTTTAGAAAGTGGTAAGAGATTAAGTGCTGCACTAATACTACTCTGCCTAACAATATATACTTGGGTTTGAGCACGCTCCTCTGCTGTTGCATAGGTACTTCCTAACACCTTACCTGCTGGTTTATCTGGAGTAGGAGCAGTAATTGCCTTATTACCATCTACTTTAGAAATAGATTTCCATTGCCAATATTCACCCTCTTTAACAGTTTCAACTTCTAAAACATCTCCCTTAGCAAATCCTTGGACGGCTTTGAATACAGCAGGGTTAGAAAAAGAGACCAACTTCTTGTTCTTTACTTCATTTGCCTCATTCTTGAAGATGACTTCTAAAGTCTGGTACTTACCTGTTGCTACCGGACTACCTATCTCAACTACGGTTATCTGCATTTACTTCTCCTTTTCTGAGTTTCATTATACTACCATACTTCTACTTCTTTGTCAAGCATTATTTGAAATTAGTTCCATATCTTTCCAATTCATTCCTTTATCTATTGTACATACAATAGGAAGATTGAACTCTACCCCAAAAAGTTTGTGGAAGTTTCCTGGTAAGTCTTTGAAGGTTTGGTGCAACACAGAACACAAGAGTTCTATATTGTTTTCTGCCGTGTCAATTACTATACTATCGTGTACTGTGTTTACTAATTTATAATCTTTTAAATCTAATTTCTTTAATTTATTGAAAAAGCTAACTCTTGCTAAGGCCATGAGGTCAGCGCCCCCTGACTGAACAGGGTAGTTCTTAATCAAAGTTATTGGGTATACTAATTCTCCTCCTTTTAAAATAGGTTCAAAATCAAATATTCTTCCTGTAGGCATTACAAGTTTTCCAGTTGCTATAACATCTTGTACTATTTTAATGTGCCACTGTCTGAGACCCTCATACTTTTCGTAGAATGTGTCTATGATGACCTGCCATCGTTTCTCATTTAATCTGCACTCGGCAAAGTTTGCATCGTGAGCAAAGCTGTAGGCTCCTCCTCCATATAAAGTTCTAAAGACAAAGACTTTTGCTACAAGTCTAGAAGGTAGTTTTAACATCTTCATATTATCAGCATGCATGTCTGCACCTGAAATGATTTCGGCCATCATTATTTTATCTTGACTTAAGTAGGCGGCTACTACTACTTCTAAAGCTTTTGCATCTCCTTGAAGGAGCATTACCTATTACCATTAGCAAGAGCAATAAAACTATTTTCTATGTCGTCTTGATGTTTCTTATTAAGTTTTAAGAATACATATAAAGCGCCATATTCATCCATTTGTCTATTGATAACCCCTATAGTAAAGTCAAATCCTGCCTGTTCATTCATGGCATCTACTTGCTCACTATAATCTATGATAGTAGTACCACCAATGTTTTTACAATAGACATCACTTGCTAGATGTCCTTCTACTACATCATATTGATTTATGTTTTTCATATTAATCCCTAATATAGTAGTATGGTCTGTTCTTTTTACATCTTGGAAATTAAATTCCTCTTGTTCCATTCTTTTCTCCTAATATCTAGAGTAAAACAAATCTTTAATATTTCCATCGAGATTTTGCAAATTCGGGCGAGATGACGATAGGCGTCCGGTTCTGGCTATGCATTGATTAAACTGTCCGTGTAACTCATTCTTAGGCCAATCCAATTCCATCCTAAGTTTTGGGATACCTTTGTAATAAGTTCCCACTCTCTTTTCTATTGTACTCCTTTCTAACAAAATGTCAAGAACTTTCTTCGCTTCTTTACTTCCTTTTAAACTCTTAAGGGTTTGTTCGTCTGTTGAGAAGTATCCCTCTTTCTTTAATTCACTTCCTTTTGGTGGTGTAAAGAGGCGTGGTAGCGGGTATTCCCGCGTTTTCCATCCTAACTTCTCTTGACCTTCCCTCTCTCCTGTTTTGTACACTCCGATAACTTCCTGATAAGGGATAGTAATTGTTCCACCATAAAGCATACAACTAAGCTGGTCGCCACTATCAAAGTTAATACCATCAATAGGGAACATACTAAGAAGGTCTTTATCATAACCATCAAGAATAAGCTGGTCTTCTTCTGCCAACTTAGCACATTTGTCTTCGTTGAATAGTAATCCATTATACTCCATTTCCTCTAATACTAATAAATCTTGGTTATGTAAACTAATAAGTTTACGTCTAGCAACAGGTAACTGTTGCACTTCCTCTACTTGTTTTAAATAAACCTGATAAGTTAAGTGTAGGTCTTGTTCTAAGTATTTCTCTAGGATATCTCTAGGAACATCTGGAGTATCTATCCCCCGCGACCAATACTCCTCTTCTACTACATCTAATTTCTTTCCAAGGTTATAATATTCTGCTACTTGGTTTAGTGATGGGAAAGTATCTTTCTGATTAGATAAGATGAAGTGCACTAACTGGCAGTCGTGAATCCTGCAATGACTAAAATTTATTCCGTAACGTCGAATCCAATGCAGGTCGAATTTTGCATTAAAAAGAATTAACAGATTACAATTATTAATTAACTCCTGTATCTTCTTTAGTCCCTCTCCATAAGGAGTTCCATCATATTCTATTGATATAAGATAATTAGTTTCTCCGTCATAAAGACCAACATAACAAAGTTTATTCATTTCTGAAAATGGGTTTCCGTGGGCAAATATGCTGGTCTCAACATCTAAGACGAGAGGAATCATGGTAGTCTTGCTGAGGCATCTGCTGCAATCTTATTATAACAATTCATTACTGCTTCCATTACTGTATCCCCTGTAGAGAAAAGGTACTCCTCAGATTCTACCATAAATCCAGTATTGTTTCTATATACTTCATTACTAAATTTAGTTGCTGCATGTATCTTATCACCAATCCAATATGGTTCTATTTTGTATTTCTCCATGATTGGACCAACCTCATTCCAATTATACATCTTCATACCTCGCTCTCTCTGGTCTGATTAATACCTGCATCCTAGCGTGTCTCTTAGCAGGATTTGTATCTTCATCTCCTAATAGTTTATTCTTGCTGATGTTTAAGTATCTTGTGTATTCATATTCTTGGTCATGTACTTTTCCGATTCCTAGAATCCAGTCGGCCTCTGCTTGCTTACTTGTCTTGGCATCTGCGACATGCCCCATGTTAAGCCATTTCTGTCCTTCACCTGTACCATCTGCTTGGCAAACGGCAATGACAGGCGCGTGCTTCTTAGCGAGTTCTCTAGCCCATTGATATATTTCTCCAAGTTCTAAATCCTTTCTATCAGCTTTAAATCCCTTTACTTTATCTATCTGGTCAAAGATAATTAGGGATGGCTCATTATTCT